GGTTCTGGTAGAAATTGGACAATCGTTGGTAAAGGAAATGATGATAGAATGGGTTCATCCGCAGATTGGATTTCTCAACTATTAGGAAAAGCTTGGAAAGTTAATAAAATCAAAGTCGTTCAGAAAGAATCAGTAAACGAATCAGTAAGTGAAAAAAAATTCAAATTGGGGACTCCTGCTATTTTTGATGGTGATAAAGGTGAGGTTACAAGAAATCCTAAAGCTCAAAGAGTATGGACACCCAGTGGTTGGACATTTGTAGGTAAAGGTGTTAAGGGGCTTTTTCTATATGATGGTCGTGGTGGTTTTTCCTCATTTATTATTCCTGATTGGACTAAAACAAAGGCTTTGGTTAGTGACATTGAAATTGGTGACTTTATTCACCTAAAATCTAAAAACAAAACCGGAATGGTCTTAAAGATTAGTGGTAATAAAGTAACTATCAATACCCCTAAAGGTAAAATAACAGGTGACTTAAAAGATGTTCAACTATTACACCAAGATAATGTAAACGAATATATTGAACCACAAACTAAAAAGATTGCATACTACACAGGTACAAGACCTGAAGCAGTTAAAGATTTTGTGTCTAAACACGGATTGAATATTACCAAACTTCTTAAATTTGTTGAAAAGGGTAAACTTGCTGATAGAATGAAGTTGGTATCTGCAATCGCAGGAAGACCTAACAATCCAGTTCAGAAACAAATTATTAAACAATTCTCAGAATCACTAATCAAAGAAGCAAAAGTAAAACTTGGTAAAGATGTAGTTAATTTTAGAGTATCACCTAATGTTAGAGATGTTGGTTTAACCTTACTAGCAGCAAGTGGTAATGACTTAGACAAACTTCAAGACGCAATCGCAAATGATGTAGATGTAAAAAGTGAATTGCTTAAAATGCTTGAAAAGCAACTAAAACTTCCGATGAATATAGACTATGGTTATCAAGGTGCTGGATTCGCATTTAAGTTTGATTTGTATTCAATCGCTAAAAAGGTAAAGTAAGATGACTGAAAAACAACTCAAAGAACTTATCAGAGAAGAATATCATAATGTTAAATCATTTATGGAAGACAAATACGGGTTTGTGCCAGAGTTGGGACAAGTTGTTGATAATCCATATATATCTCCCTTCAAAGTAGAAGATTACTTAGAAACTTCAGTAAATGAATCGGTTGTTGAGTATGATGTAGAAACACTTGATGAAATGAAAGACTTTATCTCATTCATCAAAGAGTACAAAGCAGATATCAACGAAGCTGAGTATCAAGGTAGAGATGTTAAACTTGGTAAGATAATGCAAGGTGATGTTAAAAAGTTTAAAGTTTACGTTAAGAACCCAAAGGGTAATGTAGTAAAAGTAAACTTTGGTCACGGAGGTTCTTCAGCAAAAGGTAAGACTATGAAAATCAAAAAGTCAAATCCAGAAAGAAGAAAAGCATTTAGAGCAAGACACAATTGTGACAATCCTGGTCCAAGACATAAAGCTAGATATTGGGCTTGTAGAACTTGGTAATTCATTAAATTTATTTTAATATTTATATACAAACAAAATTAGTTATGAACATTCTTCACGCGTATAGACTATCTAATTTAGAGAATGGTCTTAGAAATCAATTAGATGACTTGACATCGATAACGCAATTACTTAGTGTATTGAAGTTAAGGTTATTAAATCCAAATTCAAAAGTAATTTTACATACCGACCTTAACACCCTTGAACAATATCAGAGTTTAGGGTTGGATAAAGTATATGATGAAGTTATTACTGATGTGATGGAGTCTTATCCTGAAGATGAAATTGCCGGTAACAAATATTGGGCATCTCCTAAACTTTGGGTAATGAAACATCAGACCGAACCATTTATTATGGTTGATACTGATATGGTTTTACATTTACCAATTGAAGACACAGAACTTGGAGATTTTTGTTTTCTACATACTGAGACTTCAACATCATATCCATTCCCAACTATACTCGATGGTGATTATAATTGGCCAGACAATCTTTTGGCCGGATTTAGAAATTCACTACCAATGAATTGTGCTATTGTTGGATTCAATAATATGGAGTTTCTAAAAAAGTATATTGACATTTACTTTGATGTTGTATTAGGACATTCGGGCGAATACAAAGAAGCCACTTCAGATTATACCAGCTACTTACACGAGTATGGAGCCCAAATTACGATGGAACAATGGTTACTGGCGGCGTTATCTTATGCTGAAGGTTTGAGGGGAGTTTCGTTAACAAACGCAATATCGTTTCCGGATGAGTTTACACATCAAGTTTACAATTTGAAAGATGAGGTACTACAAGAACTAAACAATAGTATTTTTCATTTATGGGGAGCTAAAGCTTTTTATGACAAAGGTAGATTTGATGAATGGTTGGATATGAAAGATAATATCATTAAAGCTACGGCCGATGTTATCAATTCAGGAAACCTCCCACAAGAGTATTTTGATATTTTAGAAAATCTTGAAAACTATTGTAGAAAAGTACCAGAAAGAATTAATTAATTTTTTTATGATATTTATATAAACAACAAAAGTAAAGTTATTTTAAACAAGGTAAATTATGATTACATTTTTAATTATTTTAGGTCTATTGGCCATCGGAGCAGGAGTGTACTTCTACTCTGTAAAAACAGGAAAAATCAAAGACTCTGATGGTGATTTGATTGCTGACTCTATCGAAGACAAAGTAGAAGATGTCAAAGAAGTAGTGGCAGAAACTAAGAGAAGAGTCAAAAGAGTAAAAGAAGAACTCAAAGATGTTTCAGCTTCAGCTAAAGATTTAGCATCTCAAGTAGAAGATGTTGTTGAAGCAGCTGCTGGTAAAAAAAGAAAAGGTAGAAAACCATCTCCTAAGAAAACTTCTGGTAGTGGAAAAGGTAGAGGTAGAAGAACTTCAGGTTCTGGTAAAGGAACTGCAGGAAGTGTAAAACCTAAATCATCAGGTTCAGGCAGAGGTAGAGGTAGAAGAACTTCAGGTTCTGGTAAAGGAACTGCAGGAAGTGTAAAACCTAAATCATCAGGTTCAGGCAGAGGTAGAAAATCTACTAAGAAGTAAGGGGATATTCTCTTATGAAAAAATTTTTTGGTAATATACAAACAATAGTAATATTCGTTCTCATCATATTGGTTTTAATGAAAACTTGTGGTGGGCCAGAAGTACCTACTGAAAAAATAGTTACCAAAATAGAAATACAGTATGATACTTTGGAAATAGAAAAGAAAGTCTATGTTCCAAAGTATCAAACTCGTATTGTTACTAAAACAGAAACAGACACTATTGTATTAAAAACAGACACTATTGTATTAAAAACAAAAATTGATACATTAGAGATACTAAAAGACTACTACTCCAAGTATGTGTATAGAGACACATTACAATTAGATTCATTGGGGTACATCGTAATAAACGATACAATAACACAAAACAAAATATTCAGTAGAGATTTTGATAACTCACAAATTCTAATTCCAACCAAGACCATAACAAATGAGATTTATCTCAACAATAGAGAATTTTATGGTGGTATTAGTTTAGGTGGTACATCTTCACAAATAAATTTTATAAGTGGAGACTTACTCTATAAAACTAAAAAGAAAAACATCTATGGTGTTGGGCTTGGTGTAGACCAAGAATTGAAACCAATAATTGTTGGTAGATTATATTGGAAGTTGGGAAAAAAGTAAATGTATGTCTCAGAAAACATTAAAACAAATTATCAAAGAAGAGTACGTTAAATGTGCTAAAGACCCTGTATATTTTTTCAGAAAGTATTGTTACATCCAACACCCTCACCGAGGAAAGATTTTATTTAACTTATATCCTTTCCAAGAAGACTTGATGCAGAATGTAAACGACCATCGTTTCAATGTAATTCTAAAATCAAGGCAGTTGGGAATTTCAACTCTATCAGCCGGATATTCACTTTGGTTGATGTTGTTCCACGAAGATAAAAATATTCTTGTAATTGCAACCAAACAAGAAGTTGCTAAGAACCTTGTAACAAAGGTTCGATTTATGCACGACAACTTACCATCGTGGTTGAAGGGTCAAACTGAGGAAGACAACAAACTATCACTTCGACTAAAGAATGGTTCTCAAATCAAAGCAACTTCAGCAGCAGGTGATGCTGGTCGTTCTGAAGCATTGTCTATGTTGATTATTGATGAGGCTGCATTTATTAACAATGTAGAAGAGATTTGGACATCATCACAATCTACCCTTTCAACGGGTGGTGGTGCAATCGTATTATCTACTCCAAATGGTGTTGGTAATTGGTTTCACAAGATTTGGCAACAAGGTCAGCAAGGTGAGATATGGCACCCAACTAAACTCCATTGGACAGTCCATCCTGAGAGAGACCAGAAGTGGAGAGATGAACAAACTAAAGTATTAGGTGAAAAGGGTGCTGCTCAAGAGTGTGATTGTGACTTTATTAGTTCTGGTCATACGGTAGTTGAGGGTGCTACATTACAATGGTATGAAGAAACACACGTTAAAGACCCGTTGGAAAAGAGAGGTTTCGATGGTAACTATTGGTTATGGGATTATCCAAATTATTCTCGTGATTATGTTGTCGTAGCCGATGTCGCAAGAGGTGACTCTTCGGATTATTCAGCATTCCACGTTTTCGATGTAGAGACTGTTGAACAAGTAGCGGAATACAAAGGTAAAATTGATACTAAACAATATGGAGCGTTTTTAACATCAGTAGCATCTGAGTGGAATAATGCTATGTTAGTTATTGAAAACGCAAATATTGGGTGGGCAGTAATCCAAGAGGTTATTGATAGAAGTTATCAAAATCTATATTACTCTTATAGAGAAGCTGGTTATGTTGATGAAGACATTCACCTTAGAAAAGGTTGGGATTTAAAAAGAAAAGAGGATATGGTTCCTGGCTTTTCTATGACAAGTAGAACTCGACCATTGGTAATCTCAAAGTTAGATATGTATATGAGAGAAAGAACACCAATCATTCACTCGAAAAGATTGATTGATGAGTTGTTTGTATTTATTTGGAATGGTTCGAGAGCAGAAGCACAACGAGGATACAATGATGACTTGGTGATGTCATTCTCAACCGGACTATGGGTTCGTGATACGGCACTAAAACTTAGACAACAAGGTATTGATTTAAGTAGAACCGCATTGAATCACATAGGTAAGTCTAATACAGGTTTATACTCAAATAGGTCAGCTGGTCAAAATCCTTGGACACAAAAGGATACCCACGGAAATGACCACGATTTAACTTGGTTGCTTTAAATTTGGAAGTAAAGTATTTTTTTTGTATATTTATATTTTGTAAGAGTATACAATTTAATTAGAAGATAATAATATGGCCGATAAATCATTATTTGGTAGGTTAAGAAAACTATTCAACACGCAAGTTGTTGTTCGTAGGATTGGTAAAGGTAACACCCAAGCGATTGATACCCAAAGACTCCAATCTCAAGGTAACCTTCGTGGCTCATCATACTACGATAGATTTGGTAGATTACACACATCAAGAAAAAATTGGGAAACATACAATAATCAGTTTAACTATCACTCAAACAAATTAGAGTTATATACTGATTACGAAGCTATGGATAAAGATTCAATCATCGCTTCAGTTCTTGATATCTACTCAGATGAGTGTACACTTAAAAACGATATGGGTGATGTACTTAGAGTTAAATCATCCGATGAAAATATTAAAAAGATTCTTCACAACTTATTTTATGATGTGATGAATATCGAATTCAACCTTTGGGCTTGGATTCGTGGTATGAACAAATATGGTGATTATTACCTACACTTAGATATTGAAGAAGGTGTTGGTATTGTAAACGTATCACCAATGTCAACATACGAAGTTGAAAGAGAAGAAGGATTTAATCCTGAAAACCCATATGAAGTAAGATTTAAAATGGGGTCAATGGGCGCGGCTCACGGAATGTCCCAAAATAAAAATGCTGACTTCTTTGAGTTTTATCAGATTGCCCACTTCAGATTAATGGGTGATACCAACTTCTTACCTTATGGTCGTTCTCTATTAGAAGGTGCAAGAAAGACTTGGAAACAATTGACTCTTATGGAAGACGCAATGATGATTCATAGAATTATGAGAGCGCCTGAGAAGAGAATCTTCAAGATTGATGTAGGTAACATTCCACCTGCTGAAGTTGATAATCATATGAGAAGTATCATCGACCAGATGAAGAAAGTTCCTTACTTAGACCAAAACACGGGCGATTACAATCTCAAGTTTAACTTAATGAATATGTTGGAGGATTACTATCTACCAACAAGAGGTGCTCAAAGTGGTACTGAGATTGATACATTAAGTGGAATGGAGTTTGGTGGTATTGATGATATCGAATACTTGAGAAATAGAATGATGGCTGCACTTAAAGTGCCAAAAGCATTTATCGGATACGAAGAAGGTGTTGAAGGTAAAGCTACTCTTGCTCAAGAAGATATCAGATTCGCAAGGTCAGTTGAGAGAATCCAAAAGATTGTTCTTTCAGAATTAACTAAGATTGCTATTGTACATTTATATTCTCAAGGATATGAAAACGCTGATTTGGTTAACTTTGAATTAGAACTGACAAATCCATCTATCATCTACGAACAAGAGAAAGCAAACTTGTGGTCTGAGAAAGTATCTTTGGTTAGAGATATGAAAGACCTGAAAATGGTTTCTCAAGAGTGGATGTATAAAAACATTATGAATATGTCTGATGATGAGTGGAAAATTGAACAAGCTAAAGTTATCAATGATTTGAAACTTGGATTTAGACACACTCAGATTGAAGAGGAAGGTAATGACCCTGTTAAAACTGGCCAATCATTTGGTACACCACACGACATCGCATCAATGCATCAAAAGTCTGATGATGATGGTGGTTCGCCTGAAGGTGGGTTCGATGGAGCAGGTAGACCGCCAAAGGCTGGTAACTATGGAACGGATGAAAATCCATTTGGTAGAGACCCATTAGGTCAAGATATTAGTGTGAATAGAGACGCTACATATCAGAAGTATAAAAATTCACCATTAGCATATGAACAAAAAGAATATCTAAAACAATCTTTAAAAAATTTAAAGGTAAAAACTAAACAAGTTATCTTTGAATCTTTGAAAGAGGATACGAAAGAATCGAGTGAATCTGGTCTATTAGATGAATCTAATTTATTAGATGACACGATTTAGATTATTTTTAGATATTTATATCGTAGTTGTTAATGATAAGGTAATAAAATGGCAAAATTAAAGCACAGTAAATTCAAAAACACCGGCATCTTGTTTGAACTATTAGTTCGACAAATCGCTTCTGATACATTGTCGGATAAAACGTGCTATGCAACTCAGATTATCAAAAGACACTTTAGAAAAGGAAGTGAGTTAACGAAAGAATTGAATTTGTATCAAGCGTTAACAAAAGAAAATTTTGATTCACAATACAAAGCGCAAGAGTTTTTGAATATTATATTAAAAGAGAGAGCTAAGTTAAACGAAAGTAGTCTTCGTAGAGAAAAGTACAACTTAATCAAATCAATCAAAGAATCTTATGCTATTGATGATTTCTTTAAGTATAGGGTTAGTAACTACAAAGAATTAGCATCTGCATACAAATTATTTGAACACTCTGAATCTGATTCTCCGAAGGATTATGTTGATTGTAAAACGACAATCTTCGAAGCAATAACTCAGAAAGATGTTGAAATCGTAACTGAATCTGAAAACAAAGAATATACCGCTCAACCTAAAGAGGTTCGTATGTTGGCTTATAAATTCTTGGTAGATTCATTTAATTCAAAATATAGTAATCTTTCTGAATCTCAGAAAAAAGTACTTCGTACCTATATTAACAACATTGACAATTCTAAAAAATTAAGAACCTTTGTATTATCAGAAATCAAAAGATTAAAATCTGAATTCAACAAAGTTAAGATTACTGACAAGGTTTCAAAAATAAAATTAACCGAGACAATCAATTTGATTGATAACATTACAACTGCTAAAGTTATTAACGAAAATCAAATTTTGTCTCTTTTAAGATATCACGAACTTTTACAAGAATTAAGGAGAGTGTCAAATGTCTAAGTTTTTAATGGAACAGCTTGAAGAAAAGTTTCAAGAGCTAGAAGAAAAGAAAGATATAATCCTTGGTCAAGAAGAAGAGGATGAAGAAATTGAAGAAGCTAATGTTACTGGTAATTTAGATGGAGGCGCAGGCCCACCTAAAACACCAAACGCATTTTCTAAGAGCCAAGATGAGGATGATTTAGATACTGACCACATCGAAGTATTAGGTTACAAGAAAGCAAAAAAATCTAAAGTAAACACGGAGTCAAAAAGTATGAAAAAATTAGAAGACAAATTGGAACAACTAATTGAAGCTACTTACAAAGAATACAAAAATGATGACTCTATGAAAGCTCATCAAAAAGTTAATACCTCTATCAAAGAGATTAACCGATTGATGTGGGAGATTACAAAGATTGTAAATCAGAACACTAAACTTAAAACTGAAATGGGTGTATCTAATCAACAATACTGGAAATCAACACAAAAGAGATTTGGTAAGATTTCAGAAAGAATGTTGAAAGTTGCTCACAAGTTAAAAGAATTGAGTGCTTAATATGTCTTGTGGATGTGAGAAAAATAAAATCAATGAAGCCCTTGAAGTTCAAGACCTCGAAGATATCAGATTGATGATTCGTAGGGAATTGGCTAGAGTTTTCTTTGATTTATATAGAAGAAGAAAAACTTGGGAGAACTAATGAAACAACTTCTTGTAGATACAATGATTTTCGAAGTAACACCAACAATGTTACAAGAGGCCAAAGAACAACACGGTAGATTCTTGGTTAGTGGTGTATTGCAGAGAGCAAACGCTAAAAACCAAAATGGTCGTGTATACCCAAAAAATATCTTAGAAAGAGAAGTTGAGAAGTACAAGGGTCGTGAAATCAAAGAAAATAGAGCTTATGGTGAACTCGACCATCCAGAGTCTTCGGTAGTGGAATTAAAAAATACATCACACATTGTAAGAGATGTAACTTGGAAGGGTGATGATGTTGTAGGTACAGTTGAAATCCTAAACACGCCTGCTGGTAAAATCTTACAAGAACTTGTAAAAGCTGGATGTACTGTTGGTATTTCATCAAGAGGTATGGGTTCAGTAAAACAAATTGGTGAAGATACTGTTGCAGTAGAAAATGATTTTGATTTGATTTGTTGGGACTTTGTTTCCAACCCATCAACTTACGGAGCGTTCCTTTCTCCAACAAACGAAGGTGTAATCAATGAATCGGTTACTACAAAAACAAATACTTATAGTAAATACAATAAAGCTAACGGAATAATGAGAGACATTATTTGTGAAGTTGGTGGATATTGTGAATGTGATTTCGGAGTATAATAATGAAGTTAAAAGATATCTTAAATGAATCTCAACACCTTTCTTATAAAAGAATGAATGTTGGTGAGAAAGAAGAAAAGGGAATGACTAACGAAGAAAAAAGAGAATTCCTTAAAGCCGTTTCTGAATACAAGAAATTCGGTGAGTCAATCTATCGTTCAGGTAACTTGGCAGAAGTATACGAGTCAATCAAGAACATCGTAGAGACTGCACACAAGGTAACACTTGAAGAAACTGGTGATTGGTTTGACAAAGTGACTGTAAACAGACATATGAAATCTATGAATGAGTCATTTAAAGTATTTACTAATACTATCAAGGAAGTAAACACTCTACAACAAAGACTTGAATCTTGTTACGATGAGATGGGTGAAGTTCTTGGTAAATACTACGAAATCAAAGAAGGTAACGAATTCGGTGCTGAAAGAGCAAAGGCAATCGCTGCTGGTGAAGAAGAGTTCGAGGTAGATGGTAAGAAATACAAAGTAACTTCAGTTGATGATGAAGATAAAAAGAATGCAGAGGAATTTGCTAATGAGTCTTCAATGAAATTAAAATCTCTTGTAGAAGGTATTTTAAACGAAGGAACTCGTTCACAAATTGGATATATCGATAAGAGTGGAAATATTGTTTCTACTTATGTACATTGGGATGGGTATCCTGATTGGGTAGGTAAAATTGCTAAAAATCACTATGGTGGCGGAAAAGTAAAAAAATTACTTGCTATCGATAAAGGTGTTGGTATTTCTTCATTAAATAAAAAAATGGATGGTGGTGGAGACCACTCATTTAACAATCCTGGTAAAGACCAAACTGTTTTCTATGGTAGAGATAGAGGTGAAAAGGGTGGAAAATTTATGAAAGGTAAATTTGATAAAGTTTCTGACTATATTAAAAATGCGGGTAATCAAGCAAGTGCTGAATATGTTTACCTTTACAATGAAAAAGATAAAAAATGGTACTATGCAGACACTTATTCTGATAAAGAATTAAAATTATTAGAGGGTGTTAAGGAATCAGTAAACGAAGCAGCAAAACCATCAATTAAAATGGTAAATAAGTTTGAACCAAAAGAAGGTATTCAAATAATGGCTGTTAAAACTCTTGATGGTAAAACCCACTTTGGTGGTATGGTACAAAGAGGTAAATTAGC